ATCTTCAAGCGCATCCTGACGGTTCATTGTGTCTGCATCATTGGCAAACTTTAAAAAGTCTATTGCTTCCTGAATTCGTGAGTCGTAATCATCAGCCATGATGTTGCCCTAAGTGATTTGGAGTCATTTTAACTCATCCATGAGTGTTGGCTACCATAATTTGCGTTTGCCTTTGGCCTTCTGGCCTGTTTAGGCTCATTGACCATCAGACCAATATACCTAAACGCATCAGCGCCATGCGAATAATTGTCATGCAATGGCGTTTTGCTGAATTGCTTAGTCTCTGGGTCAACATCGTAACGGTAATGCCGCAGACATTGCAAGCCTTCGTGACAATTCTCACGGTCAAACCACATATTTGTAAACAATGTTCTTGCCGCATTGATTGAGTCTGTAATGGGCGTTCTAGGAATAATCTTAGTTTTATAACCCGCGGCTCTGACAATTTCCTCAATACTTCTGCCGTTTGCCGCCAGCGTTTTGTTCTCAGCGTCATGGGGCAACCAAAGCGTGTCGTACATATAGCCAAAGGTTTGCATCTTGGATAAATACTCACTCATGGTTTGTTGATTGCCCTCAATGTAGCGAATCAAACGGGTTTCCATACCTATAAACTGTAAGAACCAAATTGCTGTGGCATCAGACCAGCCCAAGTCAAAGATGGCGTGAACTGGCTTTGTGGCATCGTAGTTGACCTTTGTGATGCGCCCATCTAACTCGGCCAGTTGCATTTCTCTGGCAAAGACTGCACCATCTACCGTTTGTCTGCACAAGCCTTCCCAAACCACGTTATAAGCCTGTGGATCACGGTATTTAAGCGCATCCTTTTCCAGTTTCAGCGTTTCGGGAAACCACGGGTTATCTGACCAGTTGACCTTTTGAACTATGCAATCTTCTGGGGGGCTTAAAACAAACCGTTGGTAAGTCTCATCAGTTTCCAATTCTGGATTAAATGTGACCCAAATTTCTGATTTTGCTTTGCGAATAGTAGGAATCAAAATGTTCCACGACATACGGCTGGTTGTCTGCGCTTCCTCTACCCAACAAACGTCAACGCCCTCGTAAGACTTGACGTTAGCCACATTGTTTTTTAGGCCCACAAAGCTGAACTCTGTGCCGTTCTTAGCCCTGATTGATGCTTGGGTGATTTCGTAGAACCCCTCTAGCCCAAGCGCCATGATTTGATCACACAGTAGCTTGTGAACTGAGTCTTTGATAGATGTTTGGAATTCACGGGCGCAAAGCACCCTTAACGGGGCTTGAGCGCCTTTAATGAGCAATGCCCTAGCAACCCCCCATGACTTAGCACCACCGCGGCCACCGTATAGGACTTTGTAACGTGATGGCTTAAACAGGCACTCTAGCTTGAGTGGGAACTCAGCCTTTGCGACAGCTTGTGCAACGTCACTCACTTGGCTTCACAAATGAAACTTGAATGCCCGTTAGGAATGGCGCACCATCAGCACCAGTAATTTCTTGCTTGACTTGCTCACGATACTTCTTGAGGAATCTTGCCGCCATAGACCTAGACCAAATTGTTGCGTTGATCCTGTCGCTTTCTTTGTTCTCAATCATGTGGGTTTGGGCTATATCTTCCCACCATTGCATTTCAAACTCTTTTGCCATGTCCAAGGCGTGTAAAAATTCTGAGTGTTCATCACGCCAGTTGTATAAAGTTTTAGTTCCCACGCCTAAAATAGCACCAATGGCTTCAACGCTTTTACCGATCTTGCCCAAGGCAATCACTTCCTCACAAAACTCTGGTTTGTAAAGGGATGGTCTGCCTACAGGACGTTTCTCGGTTGTTTCAGTCATTCGGTAATTCTACGGGTTTCTCTAATTCTCGCAACCAAGCCTGATTTTCGGCAATAGCGCCTGATATGGCGTGAAAGTTAGCCAACATTTGTTCTTTTTGCTTTTCAAGGTCAGCAATTCGGGCTTTTATTTGCTCTAGCATTAGCAGTTCCAATTCTTGAGTGATGCCTTGGCGCGTTCTGCTGGCCCTTTAGCGTTCTTAACTACGCCTTCCATTCGGGCGCAAAAACTTGCCTTACGTCCCTCATCCTTTTTAGTTTTTGGATTAGGCGCTGGCGGCTTTAGGTTTGCATTGTTCTTGGCGTTGTACTCAGCGCGACCCTTGGCGGTCATTCCCGCACCCTTGTCTGTCGGGTTGTAGGTTTTATCTTTACCCGTTGTCTTATGGGGAATCGGTTTGTCGTGCTTGGCCATGATTATTTCTTTGCAGTTTTAGCAGACTGTTTAAATGCCGCGGCTGTGGGTGCGCCTTTTGAGCCGGGCGTTCTCATGCGCTCAACGGGTTTGCCCTCTGCTTTTTGGCGTTCGATACGTTCTTGCTTTTTGTGGATGTTGGCATATAAGCCGGGTTTTGTAGCCATGATTTAGTCCTCTATTACAAAACAAACATCTTGCCAACTCATTTTGAGTAAGCGCTCATTATTGTGCTTGATTTCCTCAAACTTTAGGTATTCGTCTTTATAGTCTTTATGGAATGTACCAAAAGCAATCTTGTCACCAATATTTAAACCCTCGGCATGGGCTTCTGGGCCTACCGCCATAACCGTCCCGCGGCTTTCAGCTTCTGCCGATTTAAAGTAAATTGTGCTTTGAATGCGTTGTTCAGGGCGCACAAGAATCTTGTCTTTAAGTGGTTGCAAATTCATTTTTTATCTTTGGCTGGTCTGCCGCGTTTTTTAGGTGAAAAAAGACCCGCCTCTGGGACGGGTAAAACATCTTCCTCACGGATGATGGCAACTACAATTTGAAACTCGCCACACCAATCGTTAGCGTGTTTGTTTTGTAATGTTGGATAGCGTCTGCAACTACCCATAATTTGAGAATCACGAAAATATTTACAAAATTCGCATTTCTCAGTCATTTAGTCTTTGCCTCATCAGCAGTAACCGCTTTGTTTAATCCAGCGGCCAATCGTTCAGCAAAGCCTTTGTTCTCTGATTCAAAGTTTCTTAATTCTTTGTATTCAGAGAATTTTTCCGGAAGTGCCGCGGTAGATGGCATCAGAGATTCTTTCCCTGCCGCCAATTCCGCTACTTCTAACGCGCTCAAGTGTCTCATGTAACCTCCTTCGTACTTCATTCTCCTCTAGTTTAGGTAGCTTGTCAAGCTGGCTTGCAACAGCCTTACCTTTACCTTTGGAGTTATCCACAATTTGTATGTTGACTCTGGGATTGCCTTTGTATTTTTCTTTAAGTTGGGCAATAACTTTTTGTGCGCCAATATGAGTTTTTAAATGCTCATCAATGGGGACGGTACGGCCAGAACCCTTTTCTTTTTCCATGCGGCTGGCCCGGCTCAATGCGCCAAACTCCAACGCCTCTGCCGGGTCACGGTATGTGTAAACAATACGAACCTTGCGCTTTGCGTCTAATGCCTGTTGAATCTTTTTGTCTGCGGACTCAAACTTGTTCATGTTTGTGTCGTAGATCATTTCTGACCGTTTTAAAGCAGGGTCAACGCTTTCCAATAAATCTAAAGCTGTGGTTTTACCAGCGCCTGTGCCGCCAGCACTAAAAACAACGGTGTTGTCCATGCCTTTAGGTGTAGGGTTTGCCAGCTTGTCCGCATAAATTTTTTTCATAAATGCGCTAGATGGCTCATGCACATCAGCGGACTTGGTGCGGTCTGCCCTATATTCGGGCGACATTTCCCGCGCTACGTCTGTATTAATAATTCGCCCACCCTTTGACTCTGGGTGCGCTGAATACTCAGAAATTAGCTGTGGGTACTCCCTTGCCAAGCGTTGAAAATACGCTTGTTCAGCAGGGTTTGCAGGGGCAAGCGATTGCCCCATAGCAGGGGCTGGCTGTCCCATCCCCAACATAGAGGATAGTTGGACAGCCATTTTTTAACGATACTCTGATTTGGTTTTGGTGTAACAAATGCCGTCTGTTTTGCCAGTATTAAACTGTTTGTCAGCCATCATTTTATCTTCTTTACCCATAGCAACACCACCGCGCATTTTTTCCATGCGTTCGCCTGAACGGTCAGACGATTCAGCACCTTTAGGGGGTGTTGCGCCAGTTGTGCTTTTAGCCATTGTTGTGTCCATTTTACCCATGATATTTTCCTTGCAAAGAATTTATGGTTTTGACTTTATGTCCAATATGGCACAATGTCAACCACCATTTTAACAGGAATTTATCATGGCTTCAAAATTTATCATCACACCCGCAAAGTCTAAAACTCCCCGTGAGCCTATGCACTATGAAAAAGTCTCTGAGCATCGTTCTGAAATGTCCCGCATTAAAGCTGTGGAAAAAGAATTGAAGCAACATGAGGCTCAAGGCTTAGACAAGGCTCACAAAGGTAAGTAAGGAATTGGCACTTCTGGGGGCCATCTATCCCCAAGTGCGTCAATTGTTGCTATGTGGGCTTTTTGCCACATTTCTTTGCGCTCAAATTTGGATAAATGTGCCCCTTGGTCTATTTCGTAATGGCATTTAAGGCATAAGGCGGCCACTAGGTTGTCATCAGCTTTGATGCCCTTACCCTTACCCCCGCCCCAATTGCTATGAGCCGCCTGAACCCCGTTATCTATGCCACAGCCTTGACAGGCTAAACCCGCTACTAGCTTTAACAGTTTCTGGCTTCTCACATACTGGTGTTTCAGGTATTGCATATTCTTTGGTTTGGTACTTGTGGCCGTTTTTACATTCTCGCCTTCTGAGGATAAATTCAGGGCTTGCTCTTGTGTCTAAAACTTTAGCATTGCGGATTCCGCAAACTGGACACATCATTTTTTATCTATGCCTTCGTAAATTAACTGTAATTTGACTAATTCCAAAGCGCCAATAATTGTCGCCATATACAGGGATTCATCGTATTTGTTAATGGTGTAAAGCAAATCTTCTATAAGACTGTCTACCAATTCACCTTGATTAAAATTCATGTCTCTATTCCTTTTTCTGCCATCCAGCACAAAAGCCATTCAATGAACTCTGACCCTTCCTCTTTGGTGAACTTGTGGCTTTGTAGCCCTAATTGAACTACTCTTTCACCGTCAAGGCTTGGGGCTACCTTGCCAATCTTGCGCCCTGTCTCATGCGCCCATTGGTCAATTAAAAGGCGCTTCCAATCGTCTGCCCCCCAAGACGAACCCGCTATTTTCATTTCCTTATAAATCTTATCAATCAGGGCATGAAACATATCATTTTGGTCTGTGCTTCTAGTTGCCTTTTTGACTTCCAAACGTAATTGTTTGCCAGCTTGCAAAGTTTCTTTAATCTTGGGCCACAAATCTTTAAGCACTATGTGGGCTTGTTCGCTGTTTTGTAAAGTGATGATCATGGTTTAAATCCTATGAAGTAAGAAACCAAACCCCAATGGATGATCAGTAATAAACTTAAAAGAATGTAAACAGTTCTATTGCTCATTTAATAACTCCAATCATGCGTAAAGCGGCTTCAGGGCTGTCAATTCGCGCCAACGTACTACCAGACCAGTTTTCAAAGAAATCGGCTTGTAGCCCCGTTAGACGCTTTTTAGATGTGCTTTTAATCTCTACCAGAAATGTGTGACCACGAAACCCAACTAAAAGGTCAACGGGTAAAGAAATAATCCAAACATAAGCACCCGCGGCTCTCAAAGCTGAAACAATTTGTTCCTGATTTGCGTCAACTCTTGCGGCTAGTCTCATTTTTAATCCTGTTCATTCTTTGGCGTAAGTCATCAGCGGCTTTCTGGCCACGTTTCTTAGCAATGTCCGCTATTACTTGTTGAAACCAATAATGGGCTTCCCCCCTGCCTTCCTCTAGCGATTTCTTTTTGAATCGCCTGATCCATTCCATTGCTTCCAATTGCCTCATAGTCTCCTGTAAGTTCAAGCGCTCTAAGGATGACAAATTCGCTAAATTGCCGCCCTTCTCTGACTCGGTTAAGAATTGCAGTTGCTTCATGGTGTGTCATGGTTTTCTAAGTTCTGCTAATTTTGCTTTGATGTGTTCAGGAATGGGAACTGCTTTTTTGTTGTCCAAATCAATTTTGATCAAAGCAGGGTCTTGTGGATAACTTCTTTTTTTAATAATATGGTTATTGGTTAATGGTTCATGGTTCATGGTTGGTTGAACCCCTGTTGAACGCTCGTTCAACGCCTGTTCAACGCCCGTTGCATTTCTGTTCATTGATCGTTTAAGCGCTGATGCTTTTCCAGCCTTAGAAGCACTAGTCAATTGTTGCTTGTAGTGTTCAATTTCTTTATCGCATCGTGTGTGATGCCAGCATTGATTTTTCAAATCTAAAACAAAAAACATTCCTAAAAGACCTTCAAGGTTAACTTGATCGTCCCTAGTTCCTGTTTTCATTCCAAGTTCAAATAAATTGTTTGGTAATGGCTTTTCAGAGTCGTAATAAAGCCAAATTAACTTAAGATAAATTCCAATTTCTTCATTGGTTAAGAACGATGTATCCTTAATGAAGTCACCAATATGATGCTGGTAGTAGTGCATACAATTTCCACTTAAAAACCCACTTAAAAGAAA